GTTCCTTTTTCGGGCAATAATGCCTTACACCTCTCAATATACATGTCAAACACAGGGAGATAAGATGCATCCATCTCCAAACCACGTAGCATACCGGCAACGTCATCGGCATTCAATTTAGATAAATTGAATCCAACTTTGGGCAAACGACGCCCAATTTTTGGCCCGAGGCAGTAACCCCCCTGCACAGGCCAAAACAACGACGAACAAAATTCAACCTCATACCATTCCGTGCGTACTTTACATTTACTTTTAAAACCCAATTTTTGGTTCTCTTCAACGAGATATTTACGTAAAGTCTCCTGCTCATTCACGGAAAGGCCCTTGCGGATGACGACTAGCGAGTCGTCACCATTGACTATCATCTTGTATTCATCTTTTTTGAATCCATACTTGGTCAACAAATAGTCTAACTTACATCCATTATTAAAAGTGTTGGACATGCTCGTATCGGCACGGCCACTGGTCATAGTGCCAGGCACTTCATAACGGAAATGTTTAGACACGCCACGCGTGACGTATAATTTGTTCTCGACGTACTCAGGCAAATCATATTTGGACAAACCAACACTGTCCTTTAATATGCGCCCAATTGAATGGGCACCCCTGGCCTGGTGCGCATCATAGCGGCTTTCATCCAATTCGATGAGAGTGACGTCACAGTCTGAATCAAACTGCTTACGCCACTCACCAATCTCTTCGGCAGTATGGCCGCTGCCATACGCAATGCGATCGCCGAGTCCCCACTCACCACCCAAAATTTTTGAGGCATGCCAAATGAAAGGACCGTAACTAACATTTAATGTGTCCGAACACCCCTGTATAGCTCGGGGGTCGAAGTCTTCAATGTCAGGTCCACCTTTCATAGTCAATTCCCTCTTAACAAACATTTTGTTGAGGAAATCAATAGCATCCCTGCCTTCACATTTGATCTTACAATAGGCATTTAGGTGTAACTGTTTTTGTGAGTCGGGAAACTTCTCGTTCCATTTAACGAACAGTTCGTCATAGGAACCGGTAACTTCGGGAAAATTTTTTACAATGCTACGGGCATGGTTTAAAACGGGGTCCCACGCCGTTGGGCTTTCTATGACCGTTTTAACCAATGCACGATTGCGTAATGCCCTTTCTTCATTACGCTTTGAAGCTACGGGTACGAGAGGTATGTAATTCGAAAAAGTGACACAATTGGCGTAAAATTGCGATTCCAATGTTTTACCATCTTCCTCATCATTGTGAGCTTTGATTCTTGAACCATCCTTCATCTCGGCAAGAGGCATGTCGGATTCATATCCAGGCAAGCCATCTGGCCAAAATTTCTTAGCATCAAAACCTTGGGCAGGAACAGAAACTCGCTCGTTGTTATAAGAAACAACAGTTTCTGG